CGCGGCATGGAGGCCGGCGTCGAGAGCTCGTCCGGCGGCGTCCGCGCCGCGCTCGACGGCATGGCCGCGCCGCCGGCCTCGAGCCCGGGCGGGGCCGGCGCTGGCGCGAGCGGGTCGGGTCGCTCGCTGAATCTTTCCGGCGCCACGTTCACGTTCAACGGCGTGAAGGATGCCGAGACCGCTGAGGCCCGCTTCGGTGAGGTCCTCATGCGCCTGCTCGAGGGCGACGCCGCGCAGCTGGGCGCGATGGTGCCGAGCTGATGCCGAATATCATCGACCAGGAAGACCTTTACAATGTGATCGTGCTGGCGGGCAAGCGCTCGCCTGGCAAGGTCACGCTGTCGGGGCATGACCGGAAGGTCGTCTGGGACGTGCAGGGCGGCCCGTTTCTGAACGGCGCGATTGTCCGGTACAAGTGGACGCCCCCAGTCGAGTTCACCGCGAGCTTCTACCTGACCAAGGCCGTGGCCGACGAGCCGGACGACTTCACTGCCTGGCCCGCGTTCCAGAAGGTAATCGAGTCCTCGGTCAGTAACCCGCGCAAGCCGAGCGCCTTACCGATCTATCACCCCGACCTCGCCGCGAACGACATCAAGAGCGTGGTTAAGGCCGAGATCGGGGGCATGATCTACGACGGCAAGGGTGGGGGCACGATTGCCGTCAAGTTCCAGGAATACCGTCCGCCGCGGAAGCAAGAGGGCGTGCCACAAGCCAAGCCGCAGCCAGATCCCAACGCGGCGTTGAAGAAGCAGCTCGACGCGCTCACGACGCAGTACCAGAACACTCCATGGGGGTGACCGCCTCGATCAACGGCAACCGCCTCACCGAGGCCAGGGTCTCGATCCCGGCCTGGGGCTTGTCTTATTGCGACCTCGCGCTCGAGGGCGAGGTTAAGTTGGCTGGCAAGGTCGCGGTCGTGGTTGCGGACCTGACGATCTTCTCTACCGTGCTCTCTGGTGGCCCCGGGCAGGGGCGCTCGTTCTTCCGCACGGTCTCTGGCGCGGGCGGTTGGGGACAGACACTACCGAAGAAATCTTACGCGAACGATGCCGGCGTCAAGCTCTCGCTCGTTCTCGGAGACGCGGCCGCGGCCGTAGGCGAGACGCTGGACACGTCCACGATCGACCCAACCACGACGGTGGGCACCTCTTTCACCCGGCCGCAGGGGCCGGCGTGTCGCGTGCTCGAGACGGTAGCGCCCTCGGCCTGGTACGTCGGCGAGGACGGGAAGACGCGGCTCGGCGCGCGCCCGGCCACGACCCCGAACCTGAAGTTCGCCCAGACCGCGCGCGTCGACCTCGCGCGCGGGTTCGTCGAGGTCGCCAGCGACTCGATCGCGCCCATCCTCCCCGGGGCGACGATCGCCGGCCTGAAGGCGGTAGACGTCGAGCACGAGTGGTCGCCCTCGGCCGGGCTACGCTCGAGGGTCTACGGCGCGCAGGGCACGGGCACGTCCAGGCGCCTCTCGGCGTTCCGCGCTATCGTGGACCAGCTCGACCCGCTCCGTAAGTTCCGCGGGGTCTACGAGTACCGGATCGTCCAGCAGCACGGCAATCGGCTCGATCTCCAGTGCGTGCGCGTGTTGACCGGGATGCCTGACTTGCTCCGAGTGCCGGTGCGCCCTGGTGTTCCAGGCACCAGTGCCACCTACGCCCTCGGCTCGCGCGTCGCTGTTGGATTTCTCGACGCAGACCCAGGCCGCCCCTACGTGCACTCCTTCGAGGACCCGGACGGTGCCGGTTTCCTCGCCTCGATCTTGAACCTCGCCGGCGGCGGCGCGGCCGTCGGGCGGGTCGGTGACTCGATCCAGATCTCGGTCAACGAATGGAACGCCGCCACGCCGGTCGCGGGCATGACCGCGGTAACGATTTCCAGCCCGATGAACGGCAACATCTCGAGCGGGTCGAGCAAGGTCACCTGTGGCTGACCTCGCGATCAACTACGGCTACGACACCAGCTGCACCGACTCGCTGAGGACAGGGAGGTTCGCCAGCGGCGTGCGCCTGGTCGCCGAGGCGATCTACCGGCGCCTCATAACGCCGCGCGGCGCGCTCCGCGGCGGGGATGATGAGGCGAACTACGGCTTCGACCTGATCGGCAAGCTCGGTCACACGGTCTCGGCCTCGGAGATCGCCGCGTTGCCAGGACAGGTCGAGGCCGAGATCTTGAAGGACGAGCGCATCGAGTCCGCCGACATCTCTGTCAACAGCGTGACCACCGGCCCCTCGGTCGCTTGGACGATCACGGTCAGCGCCGTGACAGGGCTCGGGCCTTTCCAGCTCGTGCTCGGGGTCAACGGCGTGACCGCGCAATTACTCTCGATCACCACTAGCTAAATGCCCGCACCCACACTCGCATCGCTCCTCATCCAGGAGAACTCGGCCGACATCCTCGCCGCCGGGCTAGCGATCGCGCAGGCGATCGGCCTGCCGACGACGTCCTGGCTCGCGGGCGACCCAACGCGGTCGCTGCTCATGCTCGAGGCCGACCGCCTCGCAGCGCTCGAGACCGAAGCAGTCGGGTTCATTAGCTCGGGCTTCCTCGACTACGCGACGCCTGGCTGGCTAGCGATCCTTGCGAAGCAGGTCTTCAACGTCGACGTCCCCGCCGCCACTTTCGCGACGACGAGCGTCACGCTCACGAATTCGCTCGGCGGGTTGTACACGATCAACGCCGGGGACGTGACGGTCAAGAATTCTTCGACCGGGACGACGTATCACAACACGAACACGACGCCGGCCACGCTCACGGGACCGGGCGGTACGGTGACGCTCAGCTTCGTAGCGGACGTGGCCGGGTCGGCTGGGTCGGCCGGAGCGGCTCAGATCGACACGATGGTGACGAACCTGCTCGGCGTCACGTGCTCGAACGCGACCGCGGCGATCGGGTTGGACACGCAGGCATCCTCTACAACGATCGCGCAGTGCCGGAACAAGCTCGGCTCCTTCTCGCCGAACGGGCCAGCGTCCGCGTACTCTTACGTCGCGCTCAACCCGACGTTGACCGGAATCAACACGATCACGAAGGCGAGGGCTTACCCGGTCTCGGCGATCGGTCAGGTGCTCCTCTACGTGGCCTCAGCTGGGGGACCGGCCGCGCCAGGAGACGTCGCCGCGGTTCAGGCCGCAGTGCTCCAGTGGGCGACGCCCCTGACGATCACGCCCACTACGGCCAGCGCGACCGCGCACGCGATCAACGTCGCATACACGCTCTCGCTCTACGCGACCGTCAACCAGACGAACGCGCAGATCCAGGCAGCCGTCCAGACGGCGCTCCAGAACCTGTTCGCGTCCAAGCCGATCGGAGGGGACATTCTGCCAGGGGCGACCGTCGGGTATATCTACCTCGAGCAGGTCGAGGCTGCGATCGCGGCCGTGTATCCGAGCGCGTTCTTCAACGTCTCCGCGTCACTCAGCGGCGCGGTGGCGAGTGGGCCGCACGCCGGTGACGTGATCATGAGCGCCAGCGACGTAGCGTCACTCGGTACTATCGCGCCGACGATCGTAGTGATCCCGAACCCCTCATGAGTGACCCGGCACCGAACTTCCGCAACACGCGCAAGTTCCTGGGCCCCTCATGGCTCACGAGCGCGGGCGAGTCCGAGCTCGTCGGCTGGGTCGTCGACGTCCTGAAAGACGCGTTCACCGAGCGCCTGCGCCAGGGGTTGCTCGCCAGGTTCCCGCAGCAGGGGCCGGACGGCTCGCCCGCGGCCGACGACGCGCTCGCCGCGATCGGTCGCGACCGGCGCATCGTCCGCGGCATGTCCGAGACCTCGCCGGCCTACGCGGCAAGACTCTTGAAATGGTTGGATGACTGGCGTCAGGCCGGCAACGCGTTCGCGCTGATGCGGAAGCTGTCCGAATACACGGGCCCGGGTCCGATGTTTCGCACGGTCGACAACAGCGGCAACTGGTACACGCGCGCGGTTGATGGGACGCAGACGGCACTGCTCTCGCAGACGAACTGGAACTGGGACGGTGCGACGGATCCGCAATACCTAAACCGCTGGTCGCGCTTCTGGGTGATCATCTACCCGAACGGGCTATGGACGGTCGGGCCGAAATGGGGCGATGCGGGCGTGAAGTGGGGCGCTGCGGGCAGGACCTGGGGCACCACGGCGACCGTCGACCAGGTCGGGGCGGTGCGCGGCATCGTCTCGGACTGGAAGCCCGCCGGGACGAAGTGCGTGAATATTATCATCGCGTTCGACAACACGAGCTTCGACCCGACCAAGCCGTATCCTGATGCGGGGCTCCCGGACAGCAACTGGGAGCGCTACGAGAAGGTCTCAGGTAACACGCGCGTAGCCTCCCGACTCTCGACCGCCCGCTACTGGGCTGGAGTGTAAAATGCCGACTGACCAATCTTGGATCGCGGATCTGTTGAGAGGGTACCGAATTCTTCGGCAGAACGGCGTTGATATTGCCGCTAGAAATGCTCTTAACATAATAGGTGCTGTTTTAGCTGACAATCCAGCAACCTTAAGCACCGATCTAACCATCACAGCTACAGGCACGCCGGTATTCTTCGCAGCTCTGGCTGGCATTCCAGCGCCAGCAGGCGGACGCGGGTCTATTCATTTGGATGGGTACGCGTCCGTTGGGGACGGAGGCGGAGGAATCTTTGATTACGCTGCAGTGAGTCCAGGTGCGAATGATAGCGGAGTGATCGTCAACATTGCTGGCGGAGCAGCATGGGTTCGCCGTGACGCGACAAGCGGCAATTATCGCAGCGTCGCGTGGTATGGCGTGGATCTCACTGGTGCGACCGCTTCAGATGCTGGAATTATGCGCGCCTACAATGCTCTGCCGTCTTCTGGTGGAACATTGTTTTTTCCTGCTGGTATCTACAAGACAGTCGGCCTAACTTTTTCGACGAAGACGGTTCGACTACTTGGTGCTTTAGGTCGTTCTGCTTATTCATATACTCAATCTTTCGCGGCCTCACGATTTGTATCCACGTCAAATGCTCCAATTGTTCAAATCGTAGGTGTCGCCGCCAGAGGATCTGTCGTCGAACATTTAGGGTTCCAAGGATCGCGAAGCAGTTCGACTGCGCAACACGGTTTGTTTTTGAATTGCGCGTTCGCGGCCGTTCGGTCGTGTGAGTTCGTCGCGTGCGGCGGCGACGGGATACGGTGCGCGTACCTGGACACTGCGGGGCTTTGGTCCGACGTGGTCACGTTCAATTGCGGAGGTCACGGAGGCAACTTCGACGACACGTTCGACACGACTTCGACGTCTGGTGCAGATGAGGCGGTCAACACGTTCATCAATTGGCTCGCGATCGGTAATCAGAAAGGTGGTATACGAACGAGCGCGTTCGGCGGCGGATTCAACGAAAACAATATGTATGGTTGTGAATTCTCGACCAACGGTTATTCGATCGGCGGCTTCCTCGGGGCGACCGGCGGCGCGGGCGTGCCGATCAACATCAACCACCCGGGGCACGGTTTCGTGGGCGGGAATTGGGTCGTCATCACGGGGGCGAACAATTTTAACGACACGTGGCGAATCGTCCCGACGGACGCGGATCATTACAATCTGCTCGACAGCGAGAACACTGGCCTGCAAAGCTCTGCTAACCCAGCCGCCACGAATCTGCCGGGCGTCGCGAACCAGACGCCGCAACCTTCGGCGAACGTGCAGGCCGGTTGTGGGGCGATCACGAACATCGTTTACGTGGGTGCGCCTGGCGTAGGGCACTATCGAGTTTCTCAACTGAACCACGGACTAGTCAATGGGGACGTGATCAAACTCACGGGTCCTGCTGGTGGTGTGGGACTGACGTCGCCGTCTCCTTTGGATTTTTGGACGGTGATAAACTCCGTGCCGGGCGTTTCGTACGACCTCGCTCGCGCGGACGGAACCGGTTACAACTCCGCCGGGATGTACACCGGCGGCGGAACGATGCACGTCGGGTGTGGTCTTCTCATGACCAGCGGCTCGCCGACTTTTCAGGGCGGGACGCGAAATCGAATCAAGTTCAAGGAGGAACGAAACGCAGCGAGCGTCGTCAGGTTTCATCACATTGGCGTGACGGACAACGAGATTGAACTTGATCGTTGGTCGGGTCCTGCGCCGTCCTACGTCGACACGACTCTCCGAAATCGCGTGAGTGGCGCGAACGTGGGTGGCGGACCCACGACCGAAATCGCCTACGTGGGCACTCATTGCTTCAACGTGCTTCGATCGAGCGGTCGGATCGACGCGAGCGAAACAGAGATGATTCGCACGCGAACGCTCCTGGATGACGGGGACGCGCACATCCGAGCGCGGGGTTATCACTCAACATTCGGCGTGACGTTGGCGACGCCCGACATCTTGAACTTGGAAACGACGCTGCAGATCCCGGTCAACCGAGATGCTTTTGCGTGCGCATACGGGCGCGGAACGACATCGCGAAATAGCAGCAATGACGGAAACATTACTGAAGAAGCAGTCACGGCTGATGGGTGGAACCTTGGGATCGGTTCTCTGAGGAACACGATCGTTTCGGTCGTGGTCGGCGTGACGACTGCCGCGACCACCCAGAGCGCCCATCACATGCGAGTTGGCCAGATGGTGCAGGTCTCTGCGTGTGCGGGCACGGGCGCGATCGGCGCCATGAATGGTTTTTTCCCGGTGCTCGCCGTGCCAACCGACCATTCGTTCGTCATCCCGGCAAACACGACGGGGGCGACCTACACGGCGAGCAGCGGCCACGTCGACAACCGATTGTCTGCATTACTGCTTGGCCCGGCATATCAGCTCGGGGGGCGATACGAAAATTTACGGAACGTAACGGTAGGGACTGATATTGCCGATCAGAGCGGTACTCAGGGGTTGAACGCCGACACTTTTATTATTTGGCTCTATGACGTGGCGCAAGGTCAGCAAACGATGCCAATACCAATACTTGGCCGGACACTAGTGATCGTCAACAAGAGCCAGGTACAAACTGTGAAGTGCCTCCCGCACGGGTCGGAGCATTTTTGGATTAGTTCTGGTAGCGCTTCAAATGCGGTCATACCGATCGGTAGCTCCGTTGCTTTGACGTCAGACGGTACCGACTGGATTGTGAATTAAAGGAAAAAGAAACATGAGCGCTCAAGGAACTTTTATCACCGACGGCTTGACGGTGGCCGGCGTGGACCCGGTCACGAAGGGCCTGAAAGTTGCGGGCACGATCACGGCCGGACCGCCTGCCCCGGCTTCGTTTTCTGCTAACCTCGCCGCGGTATCGGGCAATGCCAAGGCTACGCCCGGGAACCTGTGCTCGCTGAGCGCCGCGAACCTGAACGCGGCACTTCGGTACATCCAGGTCTTCAACAAGACGGTCGCGCCGGTGCTGAACGACGTGCCGGTCTTCGAGTGGCCGCTCGCACCCGCGGCTGGCACCACGCCGAGCGTCGTGGTCCTCGGCGCGGATCTCTTCACGGCCGGGGGCATGGCCTTCTCTACCGGGATCTCCTGGGGCGTGAGCACGACCAAGGGCACGTACACGGCCGCGACCGCGGCCGATCATGACGTGTTAATAGGCTACACATGAGCGCGTTCTACAACCCGGTCGTGTTCGGCGGCGACGTCGCTGGGCCGGCAAGCAACGCGAAAGTGGCCGCGATCTCGGGCACGTCCCCGATCGTCGTAACTCCACGAGTTCTGCAGTGGTTGGACGGAACGGCCATCACGATTGGGATCGCGCCTTCTACAACTGGCGCCGGTGTAAGAACAACAATTAAAGGGCAGAACGCTCTTCCTGGATCCGGTGCGACCGGCGGCGATCTATTATTACAGGCAGGCGCAGGAGACGCCGGCATCGATGGAGATTTCTTCTGCTCGAACTCGACCCAATCGCAGTACATCAGGACCGAAGCCAGAGCCGGTGGCGCTGGGGATTTGTACTTCAAATCGGAAAGTTTAGGCTGGCGTTTCGATTCTTTAATCGGTCCGATGCAGCCCGTTCGCGACAACGCGAACGCCTTAGGTTTGGTCGGCGGATTCTCCTGGTCCACCGTCGCCGCCTACAAGCACGAGTTCACGAATACGGCCGACCCGGCCACGCCATCGGTCGGTGCTGTGGCCTACGGTAAGGCCGGCGCGCTCTGGGTGATCGGGACTTCAGGGACGAAGACACAGGTGGCCCCAGCATGAGTCAACGACAGATCGGACCCTGGCTCTCAGATGTGCTTACGACAACGAACGCGACTCCAACGATTTCCGCGGCTGGATCACTGACTGTGCCATCAGGCGCCGGAGGATTTGTGACGGCGAGCGCGGTCGCTAGATCGGCTGCCGGCAAGAGCGGTTATGCAACGGTCGGCAGGTCCTTCCACAATATTGGAGGTGTCCTCACACTTAATGGGAGCCTGATCACAATCGTCTCTGGAGCGCTAGGCGTGCTTCTCGGTGATGTGACATTGGCTACGGCTATAATTGATTTCACGTCCTCTGGCGTGATTGTGCAGCCACGGGTTACTGGAATCGCGGCCACTACGATCGAGTGGTTTATAGACGTTCGATATTGGGTGCACTGATGACCGCCCACGGCAGCCGAGCCGAGTTCATGGGCATGTCAGGCACGATTGTGGCCGCGACCATGGACACGACGTTCGCGTACAAGCTCTTGACGGCCGTCACGATCGCGGTCGTATCAACCGTGCTCGCTAAGTTGGTGGAGAAGTTGTTCAAATGAAGCTCACAGCCTCTCACGTAATCATGCTAGTCGCGACCGTGCTCTGCGGCGTCTTTGAGGGCCTGGCCCAGTACGCGGACGAGGGTGGCAAGCTGCCCTGGCACCTGACCGCGAGCGCATGCCTCCTGATCGTGACGGTCCTCGGCGCGGTCTCGAAGTCAGTGCTCGCGAACGCGCCGCCATCAGCTCTCGCGCCCGAGGTCGAGAAGGACACGAAGGCGCTGTTCGACCAGATCAAGGAGTCCAAATGAAGCGCATCATAGCCCTCGCCATCACCGCCGCGCTCTTCGCGGCCTGCTCCCTCTTCACGATCGGCAACGCGCCCGTGAAGAACGCGACCGCGCACGCGGAGATGCGCGCGGCCGTGGCCCTCGCGAAGGACGCTTGGATGTCCGCCGCGCAGGCCTGCGTCGACGTGGCCCACGCGAACAACGACGAGATGCCCCCGGTCTGCCGCACGGCCCTAGTGCCAGCGCACGGGCTCATCGTCGCCGCGGCGAAGGCCGTGGACGCCTCGAACGACGCGCCTAAGGCCGCAGCGTGCGAGCTCGCTGACGCGGTGCACGAGATAGCCAGCGTGCTCCCCACGCTCGGCCCGGCCGGCAAGGAGATCGCGCCGATCGTGAATGACGCCGTGATCCTCGCCGAGGGCTTGGGCTCGTGCGCGGTGGACGCGGGCGCGGAATGAGCCCGGCACTGATCACGGCCCTGCTCGCTCTACTCGAGATGGCCGTCAAGGAAGCGCCGCACATCGTCGCAGACGTCGATGCGCTGTTGCATCCGAAGCCGGGCGCCCTCGACGAGCCGATCGCGCCGAAGGTCGAGGAAGAGATGTCGACCCTGTACAAGGACCTCAACCCGTGATTCGCATCGCCGCACTGGCCCTCACCCTGAGCGCGCTCGTGCCGAACCTGGCTTGGCATCCGGTTACGGAGCACTTGCGCATCTACACGGTCTATGACGGTACCCTGTCCGAGTCCGAGCGCGCGGACGTGCGCGCGGCCGAGAAGGACTGGGAGGACCACGTCCCGACCCTGCACTTCGAGCAGGTCTCGGACTGCGAGCACGCGCTGATCTGCGTCGAGTCCACGTACGGCTTGCCTGACGGCACCGAGGGGGTCACGCGCGTCTCGGTTGGCGAGCCTGGCGGAATGATCGCGCTCGATGCGATGGCCCAACTACCTGGCGAGTTTCAGGCGATCGCCGCGCACGAGCTCGGGCACGCCATGGGTCTCCCCCACGGCGAACCTGGCGAGGTCATGTGCTGGTCGATCCAGTGCGCTGCTTGGCGCGTCACGGACGGCGACGTGGACGCGTGGTACGCCGCTCGCGGCTGGGCGCGCCCGTGAGGGCTTCCGTTCGCGCGGCGGCGCGGTCATTCGCCGCGAAGTTCGAGGGTGAGGTCCCGTATATGTACGCGGACGTCCTCGGCCTCGTGACCTGCGCGATCGGGAACCTGATCGACCCGCTCGGTCACGAGGTCCTGACGCTCGGCTGGGTCCACTACGACGGCAGCCCAGCCAGTGAACAGGAGATTGTCGACGAGTGGCAGGCCGTCAAGGCCGGGAAGATCCCAGCGCGGCACGGTACACGCCCGCTCGTGCTGCCGCCCGCGGCGCTCGATCGCCTGTTCTTCTGGCGCCTCGACCAGAACGAGGCCTATCTCGCCCGGCGCTTCGCGCGGTGGAATGACTTCCCGGCGGACGCGCAGATGGGCACGCACTCGTGTGCGTGGGCTGCCGGCGCGCACTGGGCCGCGCCGCACTTCGACTCCGCGGCCATGGATGTTACTGCGGAGGGGTTCCGCGTGTGTGCTGGCACCGCCGGCACGGACGGGAGCGACCCATCGCTTCGGGGTGAGGCCTGGCTTAGGGACGACGGCAACCCTGGTTTGCGCCCGCGGAACCTGGCGAACCAGTGGCTGTTCCAGAACGCCGCGGTCGTGATCGCGGACTCGTACGACCCAGACGAACTCGTCTGGCCGACACACTTGGACGGGTGACCCATTGACTACACAAGAGAACGGCCGCGCCGGCAATATCTCGTTCGTCGGATCGGCGAACATCGCCAGCACGACGGACGCGAACCCGATCGTGGTGGTCACGTCCGCGCCGCACAACGCGGTCGACGGCGACACCGTCGACATCTCCGGGCATCAGGTCAACGTCGCCGCGAACGGAATCTGGCAGATCACGTTTATCTCGGCGACCTCGTTCGCCATCCCGACCGCGGGTAGTGGGGCGGGCGCTGGCGGCGCAACTGGTAAGGTCCAATCTCTCGCGCTCGGCGCGACCTATGCCACACCAGACGACGGCGACGCGGCCACGGCCGCGAGCGTGGACGTGGCTTTAGATGCAGTGGCCGACCGGACCGCGTGGTTGGGGCTCATGACGGGAAGATACAAGCTTGCAGGGCCTCCATTTCTAGTTCAGCGAACTGTTGATTTGACGTCAAGCTGGGAAACGATCTCAATCCCGTCCACGCAGGCTCCTGCCGTGTGGACGCCGACAGCCACACCTACGATCTTTTCGTATCATCCTTCTTTTCCGCTTCAGTTAAACGACATCATCTTGGTATCGGCCGACTTCTTCGCGAAGGTCGGCTCGTACTCGACGACTCGGAACCTGACGTTCAACGCAGCCGCGCACACGATCACACTGTCCGGCGGCGCTGGCGGAGGTACTGGTGGTTCATTTCTGACGGATGGATTCGTCAACGGACAAGCGGTTACCGTCTCGGGCAGTGCCTCGAACGACGGTGTAATAGGCATATTGACCGGTCTCACAGCCACCGTGATGACCTTCGCGGCAGGAGTCGTGAATGAGGGTCCGTCTACAAATATTACGCTGTCGAGTCTTACGGGACAGACAATCACTTCACCGGCCGCAGCAACGAGCGGCTTGCACAGCTTATTTGGATCTTGCGTTTTCCCAGGCGTCGCCGACAACTTTAGTCGACTTGCAGGTTCAGCTAGACCGTTCTCGACCGATCCAAATCTCACTTATGGGCAGGGCTTTTCTGGAAGCGTGCACACCCAGGCGTCATTTCCGGTTGTTGCTTCAGGTGCCACGTTCAAGTGCCAAATCAAAGGCATGTGGTTCAGCGCTACGCCGCCAAATAGCTGGTCACTAAATGGTGACTATTCGATCCTCTTCACTCACTGGCGCCCTACTGGTATGCCTCAATGACTTAGAGCGCGTTACTCCCCAACGTGCTCAACGCCCCCGCGGCCGAAAGGTCCGGGGGCGTTTTCTTTGGTTCAGGGACACACGCCCTGTTCTGGCTCGCCGGTCAGTGGTATTGCCAAGCACGATGCACCATGTATACATTGACACGTATGATCCAACGGGCCGTAGAAAAGACTCCCATTTCCGCACGTGACTGGGCCTCCCCAGGTAAGACAGTAACGATTTGGCGGATAGGGACACGAGATCGTGACTGTGCCTGGGGAACAGGGGTCGTTCGCACTGAAGTTATATGAAGGATTTGCGCAAGCCTGCGCCTGCATCCACGCCCGGAAGGCCGGACTGATCGCGCGCGAGCCGTCGGGGGCTTCTTGGCAGCCGGTCTCGGTCGGGGCGTCGATACTGGCGTCTGACGGCTTTGGCGAAGGGTCACCGAGGTGGGCATCCGAGTAAGGTGCGTCCGAGCAGCCGAACACGAACGCGGCAACGAGGATTAACGTCTTCATTGCGACATCCTGTTCAGCTTCTCGAGGTACGCCGCGATCGCGTTGTGCAGGCGGCGCACGCCGAAGGTCGAGGCCTCGATGTTCGGCATCGTGAAGAACGGCAGCGCGAGGGCCCCGCTCTTGTCCACGACCGCGTTCTTGAGTACGAATCTTCCTATGGGCGACATGGTCTCTCCTCTCGTTCAAAGGTTGCCGGTGTAGGCTGATCGGATCAGGCCGAGCACGCCGGCCTCTCTGGCCTGCCTGATCAGCTGTTCAGTCAAACCGAAGTTACCCTCGCGCGCCGCGGCCACGATCAGGAGCGCGTACGCGCGCGCGGTGCAGGAGTAGTTCGGCACGCAGCAGGGCAGGGCCGCGAACTGGTTCGCCGGGGCACTGGCGGGAACGGGGACGGTGGGGCGCTCATTGTTGCTCATGATCTAGGCTACGGTCGGTCGATTGGGTTGGTTAAGGGATCAATTTGCCCAAAATCGTTTTCGTTTCCTTGCTCGAGACCTGTCGCTCACCGCGATAAAGTGAACTGCCCCACGGAGAGCTGAGAAATTGATCCCAGGCCTGAGACTCGGACAGATTTACACTCATCGGCATCATGTGAGGATCCCAGACTGACCAATCATTTTTCTTTTTCATGGTAGCACTCGGTCTAGATTACGGCTG